CACCATTTTCTCCAACATTGGCTGCACCGCCTGACGGGTAAAAAAATCGCTATTTACCGTCCACCACATCATTAACACCGTTTCTGCATCTTCGCCTGTCAGATTCTGTACCCATTCAAGCGGTTTACCCACCGAAATACTGACTAAATGCAGTATCTCTTGGTAATGTTCTGCAATAAGGTTCATTAAACCATCTAAACCAAACTCCGCTTCAGCTTTGCTTAACGTGCTGCGCAATGCCGTAACAAATGGCATAAACAACGTACGGTGCTGTAATTGCTGGATGAGTGAATATTCTTTGATTTCGATTTCTTCGCCCGCAATAGTGATTTTCTCATTCGGGAACAACACATTTAATTCATCTTGTTTTTGCATAATCAAGCCTTGGTATTTTTAAAGCCCCTGTTCTCAGGGGCAAAGGAAAAATTTATTGATTAATTTTAACAATACGACCGAAACGACCTAATAAGTCATCGCCTTTTTTATGGGTATCAGCAAGTACTTTCGCTTTAGCACTCAAAGCGTCTAAAGCATTATCGTTATTAATCAGATTTAATGCGTCCGTCGGGTTAAAATTGATTTTATACAGTTCAACTAATACCCATTCGTTTTGTTCCGCCATATTGACGCCTTCGTAACGTAGGCATAAATCTTTCGGATTGCCTGTTAACATTGCTACATTTTGCACCTCACCGTATTTATAAGCGACGGTTTCGGTATTACCAGTATGCGCGGTTAAAAATTCGACCGCACCAAAAATGCTATCGACAAAAAAGTCCGTTCCTTCAGTCATATTGTCAATTTTGACCTCGCTGACATTGGCGTAAGCTAACGCAATACGGTCACCGACTTTAATCTCTGCCGGTAATTTTTCGCCGGTTACCGTACCTTCAGCAATTTTGCCGGCGTTACCGAGTAATAATAAAGAAAGATTATCAACGCTTAATTCATGAAATTTGACTGATACTTCACCCGATTTACCGGTAATGATTTTTCGTACCTCTTGGCGATTGCCAGAGTACGACTCTTTGTGAGTAAAATCCTCAACGGTAAGTGATACACTAAGCTCTGAGACATCACCCACCCAGCGTTGTGCGCCAATAGCGCCACCAGGTAAACGTTCGGCAAGGTAGACTTTACCCTGACCGTAGCTATATGTTTCGTTACGCATTTGCCTTCTCCTCTTGTTTGTTTTTTGTCACCCTTAAGATTTCGCCGATTCCGTGTTTAACGATAAAATCAGCATCTGATTGTGCAACCTCAACCACATCTCCGGCTTGATATTGCTTACTTTGATGTGTATGTTGCGTTAATAATTTAATCTTTATCATTTCGCTCTCGGCATAATAAATTCAACATTAAAGACGTAGGGGTAGTAACCCCAACCGTCGATATATTCCGCCTTACGTGACACAGTAGCTCGTGTGAGCGGTTTGGTTCGAGCATTGATGATAAAACCACTTAATGCTTGTAGTGTCCTTGTCATCAACTCGCCGGCAAAGTTATCAGCGCTGTTTAAACTACGCTTATCGGCAAGATGAACGACTATCGCCACAGTCCACCTTTGTGTAATGTATTGCGTTTTACCTAATGTACCGTGCGCTTGTACCGATGAGTTAATCACATCACCCTCGTATATCACATAGGCGCTCGGAGATTTTTGCGCTACACGGTTGATTTTCGCCAATTCACCGGCAAGCAGCACTTCTTTAAATTCGGGTACGGCTACCATCAGTTGCCGCTTAATCGCCTCTCCGGCAAATAAATAATTCATCTTGAAAAGACCTTTTTACTGCCTGTGATAAACACGACTTGGTTACTGGTTGTGTTATCACCGTCACTTTTATCATTCAGCCCAAGTGATAATTTGCCCGCCGCCACATCGGATAACTGTTTAATGCGATGTTTATAGCGTAAATAAACCGTGCTATTTTCATCTACGCTGTTATACAAGTAATAATGTGCAATATCGCACGCAATGCGATTAAGCGACTTAGGCACACTTTTAACAGGTAAGGCGTAGCGGTCGGATAAATACATATCCATTTCCGCCTGTGCATCATCTATTGCTTTTTCCGCCTCTTTATCAGTTGCAATAAGTCGGTAGATTTCGTCTTGACCGAATGCGGCAATGAGATCATCTAACGTGCAATAATATTTCATCATTATTCATCCTTAACTACCGGCATAAATTCTAAATAAGGGTCTTGGGATAGTGTGATAATCTGCTCACCGGTTAAAGCATCACGAGAGATTTCTAACGCATCATTTTTATTAAAACGATAACCGCAGCGACCGTAAGTAGCCTGTGGATGAATAGCTTTCAATTTAATCTGAAAAGCAATCGGCTCAATGATTTCAGCACCTTTTAATAAATCCGAATCAGTTTCATCTTTTGAGCTTTTAGTATCTTGTAGCTCATCCATTTCCGTTGTGCCGTCTGCTTCGCTTGTTTTAGCTGTATCAGCATTATCTGTTGGTAACGCGTCCCCCGCTGTATTTTTGGTTTCATCTGCTTTTGGATTCTTCTTAGCCATTTTTTTTACCTCTTACAAGGGCATATTGCTACGCCCCAAAGAAAATTATTCTGCAATTTGAGCAGATACAGCCACTTTCAGCACACCTTTTAACGGATTGCTTGTGCCATTAATAATATCTGCCTCAACCAACTGGCGAGCCGCATATTCAAGAGCCGGTGGCACTAAAATTGTGCTTGGACGGATGTTCAGTAACTTGCCACCATCACCTTTAAGCATACGCATCTTAGCGATAACTGCCATTACGGTTTCCGCATTCAGCTCTGAGTTTTCTACACGATGGATAAGCTGCCAAAAACCGAAACCAGCATTACCACGAGCACGCACACCCCATAGATATTCATCTTCCATAAAGACAGTGTCGGATTTTGAAGGGTCAAACTTCGTTTCAATTTCAGGCTTAGTGCGTTCTTGCCAAATTAACGGCTTAATCGCATTGGTATCGTCTAAAATATAAAACGTAGGCTTGCCACTTGCTGCACCGGTGGTGATATTGCTTTGGGTTTTGCTTGTGCCTGTACCGTCCACGTTTTCGTAAACAGGGTGGTCTGTGTCGAAAAAGTTTTGACCGTCATAGCAAAGCGTTTCTTTACCTTTTGCCAACAAGCCAAACACCAAGTCATCCGGTAATTCCGCCGCACTTTGACCGGCTTGCTGCACAATCGGGGTAAATAACCCGACCTGATCGTCTTCAATATCGGTACGAGCTACGCTCACAGTCGATTCAAAGGTTTTATTCTCAATCGACATTGCTTCCGCTTGCATTTTCTTAATTTGGCGTTTACCTACCCACTCACGCATTTTCGGGAATTGACCCAGCCAGCCGTAAGTATTGGTTTTAGTTGAAGAGCTAATCTTCATTGCTACCATTTCCCATTGCGGTTTAATTAAAGCTAAACCTGCACCAAATTCTTTTTTAAATGCCGTATCTAAGGCTTTTAATAATTCCGATTTTTTAAACATTACTTCGCTTCCTCTTTGTATTTTTGAGCAAATTCATCAGGGGTTAAGCCCAATGTCTTAGCGGTTGCAATTTCCGCTGCAGATAACGCCACTTTCTCCGTACCTTTGTTCGGGTCTTCACCACTCGACTGCGTACCTGTTAAAGCAGGGTTAGGGGTTACCGTTTTCAAAAAGTCGGATAACGCCACTAAATTTTGTTTGCCTAAGTTTTCCGCCCATGCTTTTTGAGCCGGTAGTAAGCGACCATCGGATAATGCGGCTTGAATTAACGCATCACGCTCTTTGTCATTTATTTGTTGTTTTAAGTTATTCAGTTCACTTTGCGTTGTCTGAAATACGCTTAACGCTACAAATTGAGTAGGGTCGGGATTATTCACTTTTGCGGATAACGCTACTTTTTCTGTTTCAGCATTTTTTAATACACCATAAACATCTTTTAACGCGACTTTAGAGTCACCTTTTGCGGCAGATAAAGCGGTCAATTCCGCTTCAATTTCTGCGTCTGTTGCTGTTGCGGATAATGCAAACAGCTTAATTAAGAGTTCTTTCATTTTTGAGTTGTCCTCACTAAGTTCTAAGTAATGGGAAAATTGGCTAGATGTTGCTACTACTTCGGCTAGATTGTGCAAAGCAGGGCGATTGGTTAAAGCTGCATTTAATACCTTGATTACACGTCCTGACTTGTCAGCCAAGAATAGTGGTGATAGGTATTTATAAATACCGTTCTTAATTTCATCCACGGCTTTACTCGTCCAATTCACATCGACGAAGATGCCTTGCCCAGAAATATATTCAGCTTTTACCATCCAACCAGCTGCCGGATTACCTTTGCCGTTTTCAGCTACATAAAGGGTCTGATGTTCGTAATCGATCATCAGTTGGATTTGCAAATTATTGATGTCATCAGCGAGCTGATAACCGTTAGTGTCGTCTACATACCAACCTCCCTCACGTCCGTCTTGCGGATAAAACCAGCCATAAGGGAAAAGCTGTACACGACCATTCACTTCTTTTCCTAGCTGAAAAGCACACGCAATAGGATTTAATTTGAATTTATGCTTAAACACAAAAATTACCTCAGAACAAATCATTGAGGCTAAAGGATAGGGGAGTGAGGAAAAAGAAAAGAGAGGAGCGACTTCTACAAATGACGAAAATTTGTAAAAAACTCAGAAAAAAAGACCGTTTGAAAAGAATTGCGAGATAAAATTACTTCAAAACCATTTTAAAACATTTTAATTCATTTTAAAAATGACGGAATGATAAATCATACCTTTAACAAATTAAACGCCTCTAATCGTCATTTTGAGGCGTTTTATCGAAGTTATTTTATTGCTTATCCAAGCAGTCTTTGCCAGTATGTTTGCACATCATCTAAAATATCTTCCTCGTCTTGTGGGGTAAGGGATAAAAACGGACGAGCCGGAATTTTCACTTTTTGTCCACGCCCCGCCATTCCGCCAAATTGATGAATAGCCGCATAGGGTTCATTCGTCCCTACTAGTGCCGAATCATTATCGTAATCACTTGTGATGCTACTCATTAAGTTTTCCGTATCAACAAGTGGCGAACCTTGCCGATGTTTAATACCCAACCAAGCCGGACGACCGCCGACATCAAAGTTAGTAAGTACCGCTGATTCCATTGTGCCGGCAATATTCCGCATTAAGTCGGATTTATTTTCTGTTTTAGCTGCAATACGGTTTAGCATATCCGTGATTTGCTCAATGCCGTTAATTTGGATTTCAATCATTTTTAACCTAACCGAGTTGATTTTTAAAATAAACAAGGGTATATTTTGAACAGCCGCTAGAAAAGCGATGATAATCTCGAGGATCGCAAGCGATGAGGCGAAACAGACTCTGGACTGTGTGTAGGTGGTTCGAGCCCTACCTAGCGGCTAATTAAAAGCTTTATCCCATTGTTTATCGCTTACTAATCTAAACGACTGCACAAATATCTCGTTATATTGAACCAACACTTTAATAACTACAAAATAACGCTTACCATTTAATTCTGCGTAAAAACGCCACCCCTCACGCTCATCCAATTCAATTTTTAACGGATTATTTAAAATGTCAGGTAAATTTGCATAGTCCAACACGCCAAAATCCTGTCCGCCACGGCTATTAAACTGCTTGATCAGCGTATCGTCCGAAATCCACACTGTGCCGACTTTACTGTCAATCTGCTTTTGAGTTTCTTCACTTAACCGACCGGCTGCAAATTTAAAGTTCTGAGTGAGGGTATTTCGTACCTTAACCATCTCATTTGTGGATAGCTTTTTATTACCGCCTTTGGCTTGAGCAACTGCTTTTTCCAACTTGTTAAAAGCCAGTTTAAACTCCCCCCCACTCATCTCCGCCTTAGCAAACTGATGAGCCAACTTTTCAGGGTATAAATCCAAATTCGGCTTGTATGTTAAACGCCCCACGTTATAATCAAACCCTTTGTCAGCCAATCGCACCGTGCCGTCAGGTAGTTTAAAACCTATGGTTTCTTCTTGGTTGCCGAGCTTATCTTTTGGGCGTTTTGCCTTAACTAAGAACGGCTCACTACTGCCGACCTCATCAATCCCTTTGCGTTTTAAATCTCGCTCACCCAGTGCAATCACCGTGCAACGGCAATTAAAGCCGTTCGGCGGGTAAAAGGTCGCCCAAAACGGATCGTCATAACGATAAATTTTACCGTTTAATGCTTGATGAGCAGGGCGGGTGCGTTGGTCCCCGACGGCTGAATATTGCCAATATGGTCTATTATCAACGTTGTCCATGTAGCGTTGACAACGAGCCGCTGAATAAGCCTGCTGCATATTTGTGCGATAAATTGTATTTAAACGGCGAGGCGTGCCAAAATGTTCACCTGTTACTGGGTCAGCCAGCAGTTTACCATCAATGCCACGGTTTATCGCTTTATCGTGCCCATATATCCAGCCTTTGCGCTCAAATTCATTGACGAGTATTTTTTTCCATTCTGCAAAAGATTTACCCTCTCGCCGTGCGATTTCCATTGATTCGTAAATATCACGAGTCATTTCAAGACTCGTCATTTTACTAATAGTGGTAGCTCGTCCAAGGGCTGAGTCAAATAATTCTTGCCTAAAAACTTTGTCGGCAAGTAATTTTTTTTGCCGTAAGTAATCAATCGCTTGTTTTGGCTCAAGACCGATTGCAAAATTAGCTTTCTGCATTCGCCGCTCCTAACAAATCTGATAAAAATAAGGCGTTCGCTAGGTAACGGTTATGCTCATCACTGACTAAATCAGGATAAGCTTCTGCAAGTTTCTCTGCTGCTTCATCATAAGAGCTGCATGCCATTAACACCGCCACTGCTTTTTTGGTAATAGGGTCAAGCTGAGCATTAAAATCAGGCACAGTAAAAGCCTCGTCCGCTAATTCATCTAACGTATCTTGCTCCTTAATTCCCGTCGGATTTTGTGCTGATAACGCATGAGCTTTGCCACCACAACCGCAAGGGCAACCATTCCAACCTTCAATATGGGATGTTTTTGCAAAATTTGCCGATAATCCGACCGCTTGCGGATTTGCCACACGCCCCAGTACCGCTTCATTTGCTTGTGCTTCTGGAATCCCCAGCTTATCCATCGCCCACTGAACAGGGATAGGCATACCAATATCCACCAACTTCGGCAAACTATCAGCAAACACAGCTAAATCCGCAGGCTCTTTTGTATCAAATTCAAAGGTAGGTATGCGATTTGGATCAACCCCTGCAAAGTTAATTTGCAAGAACGGCAGAATAATCTGTTGTGTGAATGTTTGCCCTAATTGCTTAACATCCGAGACCAATAAATCACGACGTACTTCGTTGTGGATATTACCTAGCGCATTGGTCGAGCTTTTACCATCTGCGCCACTGGTCAATGTTTGCCCTAAAATCAAGCGTGCAATCGCCTTCTCGCACCAGTCTACCATTTGTAAAAATGGGTTATTACCCGAACCAGCACCGGTATTTGCTGCATTATGTAATTCAATACTCATTGATTCCGGCATAATTCCAGCGGCGTTATGTCCAATTTCAGCCAATGCACGTTTGAGCGTATCTTTCTCGCCTTTTGTTGCCCCGGCTCCATACTTACCGATACGAATCGGCATACCGTATAACTCTAAAAATTCCGCAAAATCGTGAATAGAGTAATGTTTAAACATATAGAGCCAAGCAAGCGTACGGAATAAGTTATTACGAGCTGCCTGTGTTGAGCGTGATTTATGTGTATGCACAACCCAACCAAAATCACGCAATGGCTCGCCATCTTGGTTTTGTGGCGTTTTAAGTAGTAAATTATCCACCTTGTCCCATTTAAACCAAGACTGCGGACGATGACTAAAGATGACCGGTAACCATTGTTTACCGTTAAATTGCCACTCAATTTCAAGGGCAGAAAAGCCGTGACCTACTGCATCCATACAGTCCATCATTAAGTCTTCTAGGTTGCCGATTTGATAAAATAATTCGTCGACTTCATCACGTAATTTTTCTTCTTGCGGTGTCGCATTGCGTGGAGCTTTAATTACCCAATCCACCCCCAATACCGCACGCTTACGGGTTTGAATATTGGCAAAAATAGAGCTATCTCGCTCTTCAATATCCATAAACAACTCGTGCTGGGCGGTAATATCGCCACTTTCCGCATCCTCAAAAATGCTTTTCATTTTTGCCGGTGTAATAAAATTGCTCGGGTGATCTGATAGCACTCGACCGGTCGCGGTAATTTCGGCTAAATCGGTTTGCAATGCCTGATCTTTAATTGTTTTTAAAACGAGTTTAACCTGTTTTTTATGCTTATTTTTTGCCATTTTTATTCCTTACAAAAACAGCCCCAGAGGGGCTGAATGTTATTTAATGTCGCCATTTACTACGATATTCGCCATCAAAATCACCCACACTTTCCCATTCAATCGGAGCAGAGCTGCTGACTGCATTTCGCCATAACATTTCAAGTGCATCCGGACCGTCATCATGGTCAGCTTTTGGAAAATGGCGTAGCTGGCTTTCAAGCGTACTTTGCGAACGGTGCAGTAAAATCAAGCCGTTTGCGATATGCGGTTGTAGGCTTTCAATTCGCAACATCTTATCGCTGTTCGGTTTGGTTGCCGTGGCTGGCACAGGCTTGCCACGCTGTGCCGACCGCTTGACGAGTTCCGTTTGTAAAAACTCCTGAAATTGGATTGTCTCCACAAACCAGCGGTGGCAGTTATATTGAGAGTGCAAGCGGATAACATCCTCAATAATCAAATCAGGTAGTCGTTTCTTAATTTGAGCCTCGACCACATATAACTTACCGCTCTCACGATGATAACCGCCCACCAAAATCGCCGACGGATCTCGACTTGCCCCAGCTTTACCCATTGAGGGGTCTAACGCCCCAAAGTAAATCAAATCATCAGGCAATTCTGTCCAGTATTGGATACTGTTGGCAAAAATCGCATCATCACCCGAAACTGGGTCGTTTTGATACTCGGAGTCAAAAGAACTATGCCCATCACTGGCACGAATTTTCATTAAATAGAGAATAGGGCGAGCCAACCACGAAACGACAGCCCCTTTATCCATCTCAGCTTTATGTTGCTGATAGAATAGGTCTGAAAGAGTGTCATCATCGCCTTCTTCAGAAAGATAGATATTCTCCCATTCGTCCCACAACGCCATATTGTCAGGGAAGCGTAAAATGGCTTTAAAATGGGCTTTTTTCCAACCTTTCGTTTTTAAAACTCGGTTAAGTACACTGTCATAATGTAGAATTGTGCCGACATAAATCACATCGAACTTTTCGCCTGCTGCACCTAATTTCAGTACGGCATTTAGCACCCAGTTATGCAACTTGTTACGCTGTTCAGGGGTTTGCACCATTTCATCATTTTCAATATCATCAAGCACGACTAAATCAGGACGATAAGCCCCGTGTCGGCGACCACGCAATTTCTGCCCTGCACCGACAGCTTCAACTTTTTGATTTTTACTGGTAATAATTGCCCCAGCACGCCATACTTTACCAGCTCCCAATTCAGGGAAATCAACCGCTAAACGAGGGTTTGATTCAATTTCCACTTTAATCGCCTCAAGCATACCGTAAGCCTGCTCACGGGTATCCATTGCGATAATGATGTAGCGTTTCAAATCGCAAACCATACACCACAGTGGGAATAATTGCGTGCAAATGGTCGATTTCGCCTCACCACGAGGAGCTGCAATCGCTTGACGCACCGATTTACTTAAATCACTAACGGAAAATGGTAAGTTTTCAAACAAGTAGTGATGCAACTGCGACTTGTGTTCAGAACGCACATAATGAGGGAAATAGGCTTGCACAAAGTATTCAAAACCGTGTACAGGATCTAAAACTTTCTGACGGCGTTCGCTAATCGCTTTTGGCGTATCGTCCCAGCCTTCAAAGTTGGCTTCAATGTTGCGTTGTAGTTGGTGGCGTAAAGCCTCCAGTTCTTTTTCAAAATCTTTTACTTTCATGCTTTAAACTGCCATCGCAACTAATAATAACCAACACCAGCCATCTTGACCGCTTAGCATTAATTTAACTGCGCTGATAATGCAGGCGAGCTGTACAATCCAACGGAAATAGTAATGCTTATGTACTACAATATTTTTTTCTTTTTTCTCAACCATTACTTAAACTCTTTTTTAAATTGCACTTCTAAATCGTCCAACATTTCCAAAAAATCTGGAAGCAAATGAGGCTTCTTCGTTTTGACGATGTTAGCCATCAGCTCAATCGACCGCATCGCTGTTGCCATTGCACTCGTTTCCGGCAACAGTTTTTTACTCGAAGCGGTCATTTTCGCAAAAGAATCAGCAAGTGCTGATAAGGCTTCTACTTTCGCTGCGGTTGTCATATCTGTGTTTTCTTCAAGCTCGGTCATTAACGTGCGGTACTTGATTAAAAAGCCCGTCAGCAAACCTTGAGCGATGTTTTCAATGCCACCACTTGCCATCACTTGTACATCACGGGCTTTTTCCCAGTTATCACCGTTCTTTTCTGCTTGTGCTTTCCAACGCCGTGCAGTGCCGAATGATACGCCAGCTTTTTCGGCTGCCATTTCAAGCGATAAACGGTCAAAAACATACGCACGGCGAACCGCATTTTGCACTTCTACATCGTGAGCCATTGCACCGTCCTACATTCCGAATTTCATTCGTAGCAACTCAAAACCAACGGCAACCAAACCTCCGCCCACACCACCGGCGATAATCGCTTGTTTACGGTTTTTCTTTGCCATCTCATTGACTAAGTGTTGTGTTGCTTGAATTTCACGGTGTAAACGTTCAATTTCTTGGTTTTGCTTATCAACCTTACTATTAAGTTCCGATACTGCACCGTAAATCAGGTCTAATTTTTCTGAATCTGTTTGTTTATGTTTTCTACGGCTCATTACTTATCTGCCTTTTTATCTAATTTTTGGTTAATCTCTTTAAGCGAATCTAAAACATCATCTAATTTTTCTTTAATGCCACGATTCACTTCTTGAGCAAGCTCTTTAGATTGATACTTACTTTCCATTTCAGTTTTCAATTCTTTGACTGCCTGTTCATTTCTGCCAATACGGTCAAACACGACTTTAATTGCAAAGCCAAGCAAAGGGGCGACCACAAAAGAAATCAGCATCTGAAACAATTTTTCATCAAGCATAACGACCTCGCTTTGCACGACTTACTGGGTTTTTATTGCCTTGTTTAATCGCTTCTTTGAGGTAGTTTCGGCGTTCTGCAGTAATGGAATTTGCTTGTCTAAATTGACGGTTTCGCCACCATTGCTTAATTTTTCTTATCCACTTTTTCACGGCAAATTTCCTCATAAGTCAGATTGTGAGCAAGTACTTGACGCTTCGTTTCCGCCGTGTCCGCACGGCTCGGATAAATGAGACTGAACGTCTCGCACCCCGTGATAACTGTCGTGACTGTCATCTCGGAACCATTTGTGTTGCTGCAACTGCTCATCAACATCGCTACGGCTAATGCGGCGAGTGTTTTCTTCATTTTTTTGTTTAACTTGTGCATTTTTAATTACCTTTTCTTGGGTTTTAATGACCGTTGTTTGTGCCTGCTTTTCAGCTTCCAGTTTTGCATTTTTCTGGGTTAATTCGACCGCTTGTTGTTCAGCTTTGTGTAGCTGCCATTTAAACCACGCCCAAATACATAACCCAAAAGCACCAATAATAAGGGCGAGAGTAAGTGATACCATTATTCGCCTCCTTTACGCCCTAATGCGTTAGCAAAGCCTTTCGTTGCCACACCACCACCGCAAAACACCGCAAAAACAGTAAATAATTCAGCCACGTTTGAACGGTCTAAATAGACCGAATACCCTAAAATGACTGCCATTAACAACGCACCAAAAAACTGAATAAACGCCGTGGTACTTAATCTGCCGTTGTCGTTTGTAATTAATTCGCTTAGTTTCATTTTTATTCCTTAAATAAGTGTTCGACATTCACAATTTCTTCTGAATGAAGCCATTCCCATACGTCAAAGCACGGACAATCTTTGAGCCATTCGTGCTTTTCTACTTTTCCGTTATGATTTGCATCGGGACTTAGGTCACGGTGACCGCAAATTTTCGCCCTCGGGTGATTTGCTTCGAGTTCACAGAGCAAGCGGTGTAAGGCGTACCATTGTTTTTCAGTATATTCGCCGTGATTTTTACCATCCGCGCGAAGACCACCAACAAGGCAAATGCCTAATGAATTTGAATTATGACCTTGCACGTGCGCACCAATTTCGCCGACTTGACGACCGGTTTCGACGGTGCCGTCTGTATCAATCACAAAGTGATAACCAAGGTGAGCTAAGTGTGAGTTATATTGTTTAACTGCAGCGGATGTACGTTTAAAGCCTCGTTGTTTATGCCAATCATTAATGCGTTCGGCGGCGGTTTGTGTATCAGTACGTAAGCGTTTGCCATTTGCGGTGGCAGAGCAGTGGATCACGATTTTTAAAATCGGTAATGACATAATAAAAAAGCCTCTAGTTAAGTTAAAACTAGAGGCTAGAATAAGATTTAGAAAAGTTTTAATGTATCCGATGCGCTTCAACAAGCTATCAGAATAAAGCCTGTTGTTGTGCTTGAGATGTACGACGGAAACTATAGACAATTTCCCAACCATGGCGGTCGGAAAGTTTGAATTTCGGGCAAAGTTGTAACATCGCTTTTCTACCTGACATACCTTGCTCTTCGGTCAGTTGCAAGAACTCTTTATAAAATTGTTTATTACGCAATACACGCAAAGCTGCATCACATTTCGGCACATACACAAAACAATTCTGCAGATATTGCGTAAGCTTATCGGCAAGCTCTTTACCGATTGTTTCGACAATCATTTTATAAAAACTTGTGCCGAAATTAATATAAAACCCCAAACCGCCGAACCGCTTTACTAACGCTTCGGTTGCAGGTAAACCCACTATTGTTACAAATTCTTTCGCAACTTCTGGTAGATAAACTTCAACAGATTCAAATTCGCACATAGATACTCCCTCATTTTTGAGGTATTTTTGCATGGCATTTTTGAATCTGTGAATGTTTCTCAAACTTTTTTTGTAAAATTTTGATAAAAAAGACCGCTTATTAGGCGGTCTTTGAAACTATTTTTTGATTTTTATGAATTTTCGGTCATTTTTAACAGGGTTTGCGTATCATTCGCCTGTTTTTTAACCGCCAATGCGACTACCCCCAACAGATGAGCAAGTCCATTTAGTGATATTTGGTCTTCGGTATTGTCCACAATTTCTAATAAGTGACTTAAACTGTATAGACCACTTGCAAGATTTTCGGTATTTTGCACAATATCTTCAAATTCAACTCTCATTTTACACCTCCATTATCCACGAATGACTGTACGCACGGCACTTTCAGAACGCCCTGTTTGTTGGACGATTTGCCCTGTAGTTAAGCCTTGTTGATGTAGGCTTAGAATATGGCGTTTTTCGTCTGCGGTCAGGCGGAGTTTGTAGCGTTGTGGCTTGACGACCTGTTTGAGCAGTTGATTTTGGGTTTCGAGCAGTTCGATGTATTTGTCGGTGCTGATTTCTACCGTGTTTTTCGCTGGCAAAACTTGGGGTAGTTGGCGAGCTTGCAACGCCTCTTTTTCCATTTGGATAAAATAACGACGTGCTTTTTGCCCAAGTTCGGAACGCTCAAGCATACAAAGCTCTTTTGCCATATCGAGGGTGATGTGATAGTCCTTGATTTCTTTTTGACGAAGACCAAAGAAACCACTCTCGACGTTCACTATTTGGTGAACACCGATAAAATCTAGGTTTTCTGTGAATCCATACTTAGAAATACGATGTTGGATCCAATCTGAGAATTGCTTGCCGTTCTCCAATTTTTGATGAAGCTCACGGGCATTAACAAGTTGAACATATTGGCTTTGAATTAAACCTGTGAAGGTTGAAATTTTAAAAGTATTCATATAGAATCTTCCTTATAGTTTATGGGTGTCTACAACTTTCTCACGGTCAAAACACCCAGTTAGTGAACTTACTAGTCATCAAGTTGAATATTCAGCTTGATGGCTATCTCTCTCAACATACCGTATCGGCATTTCGCTTTTCCACTCAATACATAATTCACATATTGTAATGTAAAGCCATTGTCCCTAGCCCATTGAGCTTGAGTGATATTTTGATCTCGAAGCCATTGCTTAGCTTCTTGTGGGGTTCTTTTTTGCATAGTTTTCTCCTAATTGTTAGACTAAAACACTTAAATATGTTAAGATAAAAACATAAAATCAATTAATATTTCTTAACTAAGTTAATATTAAATCTTAACTATATCTTTTGCAAGAGTTTTTATGAAAAATTTTATAGATATTTCTAATCGTCTAAAAACCGTATTATCCGTAACAATGGATAAAGAGCTAGCTGAATTACTGGGAATTAGCAAATATTCTTTTGCTGAAAGGAAAAAACGCAATTCATTTCCCGAGAAAGAGCTAAAAGCTCTTGCAAATGACCGTCCAGATTTAAATTTAGATGTGGACTATATCTTAACTGGGTATAGTGAAGCCAAAGAGGTATCAGAAAATAATTTTTGGAATGCTGTAATGAAAGGTTATTCTCTGGAAAATCATCAAACACGGTTAAATGATGAAAGTGAAGGATTTGATGTGGAACTACCTCCAACCCCAAACAATGCCAGTTCAAAGGTATTACTAAATTCTGAGGAAATGATGTTAGTGAGTTGTTACCGTAAAAGTAGTGAGGATAGTAAGCAGAAAATTCTTGACGTAGCCAAGATGGCAAGAGATTTATGGCTTGTTAAATTACAATTAGAAGAGGTAAAAGCCCCAAAATCGTAACTGTGTAAAAAATTTCGTAAAATTTATTATTCAGCCCTCCGCAGAAGGCTGTAAATAAATTCTACACTCTCCGCCCATGCCGTTTAGCACTAACTGCTAACATTTGCACAATTTTGCGGAGCTGTTCTTCTGTACACCATTGCAAGCGGTCAATCCCGAAGGATTTTTTACAAATGGCATGAGCATAATTCCACGGCTTTTTCATTTCAGTCAGAAAGGCTTCAATTTTATCCATATAACGCTTACGGATTTGATTGACCGGTGCATTGCCGACATCAGGCTTTTTGCCGTGTTGCTTGGATTTAACCTTAAAGCCTTTTGCCTTCATCGCCGATAAAACCTGCATTAGCTCGCTGTCAGTCATTACACTACAACTGTGTTTATCTACTGTTTCGAGTAAAAAGCGAGTGTAGCATTCACGGTCCATTTTTAATTCCGCCTTGCCGATGTGGATTTTCTGAATCATTTGCTGTCTAGTTTGCGGTTGCATTTGCTTTTTTCTCCTGACATTTTAGCCATAATTGATAGCTTTCGGTGTTCTTAATGTTGTCTAATTGCCCTAAGGATTTCATTCGCTCTACATACTGAATCGCACCTCTTAATTTATCCTCCTCATTGCGTGCCGCTTGTTCGGGGCTTTCGTGCTTATGCTGTTTAAAGTCTTTATCACTTCGCACAACGGCAAATTGTACTTTCACGCTTTCATAGACTTTTTTGAGGTAGTTATGATTAGCAAGCGGTTCAATTCTGCCCGTTTCTCGCCGATTGCGTCGGACTTGTTCAACCGTATCGTGCAAAGCTCGCTCTAACACGTTTGACGGTTGATAAATCTCTAATAAACTTTTCAATAGCTTTAATGCTCGGCTGTTGGACAAACTGGATTTTTTAGGCTTAAACAACCCCAAATAAGGCACAACCGCTGCACCACAACCGCTCCCCATATTGATGACCGTATTCAATAACTCACGACTAGATTCATCTTCAATAAGAGCTTCAAGCGTGATATCTGAATGGCAGATTGGGCATTTACAGAGTTTCATCATCTTCTTCCTCTTCTTCCCATTCATTTTCTTCATAAAGATCACTTAAAACCTTATCAACTGCCTGTTGCATACGTGCTTTATAAGTCTCTTTGCTATTTAAAAAAGCTAATTGCATTGGGGTTATTAATTCTTCATAACGTTCTAACCTATCAAAGCTATTTCCGTTAAAATCCACTCTGGCAATACGTCCACCAAGTACGTCTGTTTTTGCATTAATCCCAACTTGATTTAAACTATTTTCATCTTTGAAAATAACTTCTAAGCAGATTTTGTATTTTTGCTGATTGTCCATTACATACTCCCTAACTTAACTGTTTCATCACATTATCTTTACTAACTCTTTGAATTTCATCAAATCGCCGTTTAGATTCTTGTGTTGTAATCTTCGCTTTGAGTTCAAACGCTAATTTTCTGCCGTTTTCCCAAAGCACGCCTGCACCTTTAAAATCACCTTCTCGCACGTATTTAATCGCTTCTTCAAACAACTCAATACAGTGCGCCATCTCTTGACGTAGGTCTTGGTTTTCTGTGATTGTCATACTGATTTCCTCTTTTAAAACACATTATTAAAGCCCCTCAAAACGAGGTTTAAAGGGCTTTTAAATATGTTTTATTTTGTATCTAGCACTAATACTAAAAAGGCTAGAATCATTCCAATACAAAGGCAGATAATAGGAATATCCATTAGCGAGATTCTTGTTCAAATGGTTTCACAACAAACTCTTCAACACCTGATTTGATTGTAATGCCTGCTACGGTTTGAGCGGTTTCAGGCTCTAGCAAGATTGCATCTTTGTTGATTTCTTCTTTAGTGCGAACAAACTGGGTTAGTCCGAGTAATTTCAAGTTTTCAATCACTTGGTCAGCTTTCGTTACTCGCACACTCGGTGGATTTTGTCGCCATTGCACTTCGCCTGTGTTGAAATAACCTGTTTTTTGTTTACCATTTTTAGTAAGTTCATCACGGTGGCTTTCACACCATGCCTGAATCGCTTTTTGACGACTTTCCACTGCTTCACGTAACTCTTGCAATGGCTGAGCATAGCGTTCAGTAATTGCGCCGATTTCATCATTCTGCTGTGTGGTAACACGCTGTAATTCACGCTGTGCATCACCGAGTTCTTTAATTAACACTTCAGTTTCTTCACGGCTTTGTGCTCGGATTTCTAATGTTGCTGATTTAACTCTTGTCGGTTTACGCATTTTTTCCTCCTAAGTATTCCAATGCTTCAATAAATTCGCCAGCTTCAACGGTGTTATCAAAAACTCGCCCTGATTTTGTGAGTACAAAGTAATAGCGGTTTGATTTGTCGATTGTTTGCATTTTTACGCACCAATCGCCTGCGTCTGTGGTATCAATAACGGCATATTCTTTGCCGTCTTCGATTTCTTCCCAAAGCAAGGGTGGTACGACCGCATAACTGCCGACTAATACGCTTTCACGTGTATCCATTTCTGTCATTTTTAACTCCTAATGTTTGTATTTCTGTTTAACTTTATTCGGGTAATTGCGTTCGCCTTCCCAAATACACTTCACGCCTCGCACTTGCATTTGGTAAAAGTCGTAACGCACACCGGCTCTTGTTTTCATACCGAACACTTGTGCTGTACCACTTTTTACAAAGCGTTTTGTTTTATAGTTTTCTCTTAAAATAATTCGTGGTTGATAACCTCCCCCCCATTCCACACCGGTTACTTCCAAATCCATCTCTTCACATTCCAGCATTGCCAATTCAAGTTTTACCGCCGCTTCATAGACTGCTTTGGTTTCCTTGTTCATTTCTCTGCCGGCTACTTCGCTGTATTCTTTACTCATTTTCTATCTCCAACTTCTTCACGACCGAGTTTTACAATGCTTAAACCTTTTCCTGTACGGTTTGCATAACTCGGAGTAGCGAGTTTTCTCACTGTTTCTACTGAGATATTCATCCCTAAAGCGACTTCTATTGCCGTACCGTCCATGATGTATCTTTCGCCTGCATAAGCTGCATAAATTTGCTTTACTGCCATTTCAGCCCCCTAATTGATTAACATTCCTGCATATTGTTTAATCATCTCTGCGTTAATTTCCGCACCGTTAATTTCTGCGGTTCTTACCACGCCTCGCATTAGCTTACTTAATCGTCTTGCGTTGCCTTTTGCCGCTTTTAGTAGCGTGTCGTTATATTCCGCTGTGCCTAATGCCTTTTCTGCAAGTAACGCTAAATCACTTTCAGGGAGTTGGTTGCCAAGGTCTAACGCAAAACTCACTCGACTATATAACTGTGCCAGTTCGTTGTTTTTACCTTTAAGATTGATAAGTAATCTCGGCATACCGGCTAACACTACGCCCACGCCCGTGAGGTCGTGGATTCGGCGGATAAATTCGAGGGAGCGAGTAGATAACAGCTCGGCTTCATCAACCAGTAACACACGTTCCGAGCCTTTTAGCTTTGCAGTAATCGCTTCAAGTAACGTGTCATTCGTACCGGTATCGGTTGTGCCGATGGCTTTTGCGATACGTTTTAATAACGTTTTAGGCACACAACTTGGATCAACTTCAATCAACACCGCACCGCTATTGTCTTTCGCATACTGTTTCAGCATCTGCGTTTTACCCAAACCCGCACCGCCAAAAATCACATTTAATTCGCCTTCAACGTGTGCATATTTGATAACATCCATTCCACGGCGAGCTGTGAGGGTTTTAACAAAATCCGTACTGTATTTTGCTTCCGTTACTTTTTCTTTATGACGAGCGATTAATGCCTCTACTTTTTCGTCAATCTGTTGCACGTTACCGGCATAAGTGCCTTTTAGATAAAGGCTGAGGGTAGCGATAGAGATGTCTAACATTTGTGCCGTTTGCTTTTGTTGTAAGCCACGGTTTTCCATAAAAGTTTTTAATTCTTGGTTTTTCATTTTTAACCTCGTAAAATGAGCCTCAATTCTTATTTAAAATTCATTCAAGGAAGCGTTATGCCTCACTCACTACCATCTGAACCTGTTGCAACCGTGCTTGCTCGAGCAAATCTTCAACATCTTTTGATTCAAAAGCTATTTGCTCACTTAGCAAATCTTTCGCCAAAAGAGGCAGAATCTGCTTTATATGATTTCTCAATGCAGGTAAATCAGATAACAGATTCGATTTATCTAACTGACAAGCCTGAAGATCACCCTGCAGCAGATTTACTATCTGAGCTAGCTGATGAGCTGTGGGACGAGTTGCATGAGATACTTGCTTCAATTCAAGAGAAAGCTCAAACTTCAACCCACTAGGGAAAACCACCTCACATTTCGCACTATGTTCAAATAATGGTTTATCTTTAAGTCGGGCTTTACGTTCTAAACGGCGTTTTGCTCGTATTTCTCGTTCTTGCTTAATAAAACTTTTCAATTCGTTCATTTTTCACTCCTAGCCAAAGGCTCTTTGTTGTTCTTCCCATTCTTCTTTTTCTGCTTGAGTTAGGAAAATTGGGGTTGCCTGTTTTGCTTTGTCAGTCATCACAAAGTTAAACGCTGGCGTATGTTCAATCGTTCTAACTGGGTTTAATTCCGCTTGTATTTCGTCCACTTGCTCTTGTTTGAGCTTCATTCGGCGGTTCGTACGTTCTTTGCGCGCTTTATCTACAAACGCTTCAGGGAATGCCGCACGTTTATTGCCGTCAAATTGGGCTTCGCAGATAAATCTGCCGTCTAAGTGGCGAACAATCACGCTTTCCGCATTGTGAATATCAAAGCTCACAGTGACTTTTTCGCCGTCCACCTCAATCAATTTCTGATTAAAGTAGTCATTGTTGAACACCGACAACCAACCACGCTGAGCCACACGAATCACTTGCGGTCTGAACATATCTCTTGCTTCAACCGGCGTGATTTTCAGCACTTCAACATCTTGTAAGAGTTGAGCTCGTTTTCTTGCCGGTGTCGTACCGATTTCTCGGTGGACGTGTTCGTTGTTGTACCAGTCAATCGCTTGCTCCACCGCATCAATAAACTGTTGCCAGCTTGGTAATTTTCCCTTTGCGCGTTTTTGTTTATCGGTCAGTTCGGTTTTGCCTTGGCGTAACGCTTTCTCTAGGCTAATCACGCCAGTCGAAACTTGCCGAACCGTTTCACGGTCTGCCCCTGTGCCGTGGTAAGTGTCAAATTGTCGAGCAATTCGCAACGCAATGGTTTGGTTTACTCGTTCGATAATGCCTCGCCCTTGCGGATTGCCCGGTATCCCTGTTTGGTGGTTAATGCCTAATCTCGGCAAAATCCCTGTAATATCTGCATCGAGCGTCCAGTTCTTTTCACCACCACCATTATCTGAGTAGTAAATTGCCGGAATGCCGTGTCGCTCTACGCCGTAGCGGATTGCATCAGCGACCGCTATGCAGTTTTCGGCTAAACTCACCGACCAACCTACAATAAATCGGCTTGGTGCATCCATTACCATAGTTAGTTCAGGAATAAACGGTCTGCCGTGGTCGGGGTGTGCCACTTTCATCTTCATTGAGTGTCCGTCGCCAACCCACACGTCATTAGCCTTTAATACCGACCAATCACGTTTCACATAAGTGTTTTTCGCTCTAAGTTCCGCTCCAGTTTTGCGACCAATCGCTTTAAATAGCTGGCTAAATTTACTCATCACTCGGCGAACTTGATGTATGCTTGGCATTAACTCCAACCATAACGGCTGGTCTGCGTAAGCTGTTTGCCAACGCCAAGCAAATTCTTCGTAGGCTTCGGCAATATTTACGCCGTTTGTATTGCGGTAAACCCCTAAAAATTCTGGCAACCAGTTTAATTCAGCTACATCAACGGGCTGTCGCACTTGCGGTGCAATGATTTTTAATCGTTGCTCAGCATTATCTGCTTTGCAGTAATCAATTACCCACTGGTTAAGTGTGCGTTCGCCTACTGTGCGTTTTGCGTTTGATTTAGCGTTAGCCACCATAACTAGCTCCGCCACATCGGCGGGTAATTCGCCATTTTTTGCAAGATCGCAGAAAAACTTAACCGCTTTAATTCGGGACATTCCGCTGTCTTCCAGCTCAAGCACTTTCGCTACTAGAGTCATTCGAGCATCCGCAATATTGCGTTGTTTATTTGTTAAAGAACTTAAATCAATTTCGGCTCGTACTACGGGGAGTTTTGGCTTACTTTTGATGACCGATACCGCAAAACGGGAGCGGATTTCATTTTGAACTTCTTCCGGCATTGAGCTGAGAGCATATTCATATCCACCGCCTCTGCCTGTTCGTTTTTGTGATTGCCAGCTTTCTCTTACCGATTTTTCAAGCACATTTTTATGAGCACTGGGTAAGCTAGATAACTTAAAACTTAATAACTCAGCCACCGAATAGTGCGTTTTTAAACTTAACTCACTCATAAACGTTCTTCCTCTATATCTTTTACGTTCAAGATCATTTATGATTAAAACTTATTAGTTAAGGTTGGTCGCCGATTACGTTCAATACGTTCTGCAGTTCGTCCTGCCCAAATTACTTCAGGAGCTACTCCTATTGCACTTGCGATTAGGCGTTCCATTTTGGGGTAAGACTTATCTAAAGCTGATTTCAATGTGCTATAACTAACACCTCCTTCATCAGCCAAAGAACGTAGCGTCCAACCTTTTTTACGAAGTCCCGCAAGAATATCGGCTCTATGCCAATCACTCTGTGCGGTTTTTTTAACGTCGCTTAATACACTCATTTAATACACTCCTATTTACCTATCCAATGCGTGTATTAAACCGTAAAACTTTAAACAAATCAACCGTAAAACATTATTTTTTAGAAAATATTTTTGGTTTATTCATAATTCATTTATAAATCAATGGTTTAAGAATATGTTTTACGAGTAAAACTTAACTATTAGGAACGTAAAAGATGAGCAAACCAAACATTTACGATGAAAAATTTTCAGAAAGAATGAAATTTATCGCAGAAAAGAGTTTTAAGAGTAATTACAGTGAGTTCGCCAGAGCGGTAGGAGTTGCTCAAGCATCATTAGCACGTTGGGTGAAAGGTGAAGCAGATCCATCTCGCTCAAATTTAGTAAAAATAGCGGAAGTGTCAGGCGCTAGTCTTGAATGGCTGGCAACAGGTAAGGAACAACAACCACAAACCAGCCAAAGCATTGTGGGAAAAGCGTTTCAGCAGTTAGAAGTAATGCGTGAAGAAGCTGTTTCAATGATTGATAGCTTTGTTTCTATTCATGTTTCAGCAGGTTTTGGGAGCTTTAATGAGGGGGTGACCAAACCAGATGGGCAAGAGCCTTATGCGGACAGTCTTTTGCATAGCCTTGGCGTGCAGGCAAAGCATTGTGCGGTTTTCTGGGCGAGCGGTTCTTCTATGCAACCGACTATTACTGATGGCGACCAGCTCTTAGTTGATTTAAGCCGTAATGAAGTACGAGGTGATGATAAAATTTATCTTGTTCAGAATGGTGACAGCGTGTGGGTAAAACGTGTGAAAATGTTGTGGGACGGCGTGGAGCTAATATCTGACAACAGAGAAGAGTACGAACCAATTAAAATCAGCAACCAAGAAGCACAGAACCTGCAAATCATCGGGCAAGTCGTCCACGTTGGACATAAGCTAATTTAA